CTGAAGGAAGCAAACTTGTTGTTGCTGACTACTCACAGATTGAGCCACGTGTTCTAGCCTCATTTAGTGGTGATAGGATTATGTGTACTTCTTATCTTGAAGGCGTAGATATCTACACCACTATCGGAAATACTGTGGGCGTAACTCGTGATGCCGCTAAGACTCTTGTACTTGCTATGATGTATGGTGTGGGTCCAGATAAGATTGCTGATTCAATCGGAGTATCTGTTAATGAAGCTCGCAATCTATTAGATGCTTTTATGGCTAAGTTCCCTTCAGTGGCTAAATATAAAAAGCAAGTGATTGCAGATAGTCGCAGACGTGGTCCAGTACCTTACGCTTTGACTTATTTAAATCGTCGTAGATATATTCCAGACCTAAGATCCAATGTTATGTGGCAACGTTCTAGGGCTGAACGACAGGCTTTTAATACAGTTATTCAGGGGTCTTCAGCAGATTTGATTAAGCTTGCTATGATTAGGGCACACAAGTTGATCCCGGATGAGTCAAGTTTAATCCTGACTATTCACGATGAATTAGTAACTGTTACTCCAGATCATTTAGCTGAAGAAACAGCAGCAGCTATTCGTGAAGCTATGGAAGGTATTAAAGCTCTTAACATCCCTATGATCGCAGATGTAAAAACCGTACAGCGGTGGGGAGAAGCTAAATAGTGTTTTGGAAAAAGAAAAGCAAAGTAAAACGTGTAGAGATTAAACATTTACCTCTGCCAGTTTTAATTCGTCAAGTTATCTATGACACTATGCTCATGCCTGCAGAAGAGATTGCTAATGTAATGGGATTACCCCCAATCTCTGATGATGTTGCTGAGATGGAAGAGAGAGAAAGTCAAAAACGTTTAGAACGTTTTGCTAGTTTACTTCCTTTTATTGATTCTCATGCCGATATTGCAGCAAAGATTGCAGCTTCAGCATACATGATTGAAGACGAGGAAGAAGAGTACGGAGAGTTACAAAAGCTTGGTGTAGAAGATTTAGATCATCTTACAAAGTTGTTTAGACTTGTGGCGTTGTCGTCTTCTGTATCTTGTGTTTCAACATTATTTAATTTAGGACTAATAAAATCATTGGCGGTGGATGATGAGCAATAATTGGTGGGCTAACAAACTAGGTGGAAATACAACTTCTACCCCTACTCCAGCAACAACTCCCCCACAGGGGAATGTATATAAGGCGATACCTGGTGCACCTAATACCCAGGTAAGCTATGATCATAATCAAGATCAATTAGTAACTAAAGCACAAAGTGCAAGGGCTTCTGATCGTTGTCCTGCATGCTATTCAGGAAATTATATGGCCTCACCTGCCGGTGGGCGAATGCGTTGTTATGACTGTGGTTATCCTATTGTTCAACAAGGTTCTGGATTATCTGGAACTGGTACAGGCAATGGTCCAGTAGTAGCATCAAAACAAGTAGGACAAAATGGCGGATTTAATCCAACAACAATCGTAGGGAGACTAGAGTAATGGCCGTTATAAATTCAGATGCGTTGAAGGTTGTAGCAAATATTAATAAAAAACTTGGTGCAGGTACAGTTGTAACTGCTAATCAAGTCAACCTTCCTGACCGTATTCCTTCAGGTTCTCTAACACTTGACGTAGTTCTTGGTGGAGGATGGCCAATGAATCGTTGGGTAGAGTTAGTTGGTGAAGCTTCGCATGGTAAGACTGCTATTGCTTTACGCACCATTGCAGCTAACCAACAGAAGAACCCAGAATTTACTGCCGTATGGATTGCTGCTGAAGACTTTGACCCAGAGTATGCAGAGTTGTGTGGGGTTGATACTGAGCGTGTAATTCTTGTAGAGACAAATAGTATGGAGGATGCATTTGATGCGGTCATTCAATTTATGGAAAGCAAAGCTGTTGACATGGTTGTGGTTGATTCCCTTCCTGCCTTGGTTCCTAGTGCTGAAGATGAAAAGCATATGGAAGAATTCACTGTGGGTCGTGGCGCACTTATTACCAATAAGTTCTTTAGAAAAGTGGCGTCAGCTACCAAACGAGACCTTATCGAATCTGAACGACCAATCCTGGGAATTATGATCAATCAATATCGTATGAAGATTGGCGTAATGCACGGAGATCCACGTACAACTCCTGGTGGTCTAGGTAAGGACTATGCCTATAGTGTTCGTTGCGAAGTAAAACGTGACGACTGGCTAGAGGTTGGTACCGGGCAAGATAAGCGCCGTGTAGGACAGACTATTCGTGTTCGTACTATTAAGAACAAGACTTATCCACCACAGCAAACAGCATACCTAGACTTCTACTTCTCAGAAGGTGGGCCTATTGATGCTGGTAGCTATGACACAGGTAAAGAGATTGTCGCACTATCTATCCTAAATGGTATAGTTGATCGTCGTGGTGGTTGGATGTATTATGGAGAACGTAAGTGGCAAGGTGCTCAAGCGCTTATTGATTCACTTCGTGAAGAAGTAGAACTCCGTGATGAAATTAGTAAGGCTGTTATGGATACTCTAAAGGTTGCTCCAGCATTAATGATGGAAATACCTAGTGAAGAGTGAAGGACAAAAACAATCTCTAAAGCATGAAAAGCGTTTAGAGAAAATAGCGGGTGGTAAGCGCAGTGCCGCCTCTGGTGCGTTTTGGTCTCGTAAAGGAGATGTCAGAAGTGACGATCTCCTTATCGAGCACAAGTGGACTGGAAAGAAGTCAGTGACTATAAAGTCAGAAGTACTTCAAAAGATTACAAAGGAAGCGATACTAGATAGCCGTACTCCGGTTCTAGGGCTTCACCTTGATGGTGAAAACTACGTTGTTCTTTTAGAGGAGGATTTCTTTGAATTACGTAATTCAATAAGAGGTGAATAGTGCGTTACAGCGATGACCCCAGCTGGACTTGGCGATATCAAGCAAAATGTCGTGGAGAAGATACAGAGATATTTTTTCCTCCACGAGACAAAGCTTTATACAAGCCTATAGCTGATAAGGCCAAAGCTATCTGTTGGGGTACAGATGGTAAGCCAGAATGCCCGGTTAGACAAGAGTGTCTAAAGGAGGCTATAATGAATAATGAGCTACATGGAATCTTTGGTGGTATGTCACACAGAGAACGCAACGCAGCTCAACGCAAGTATGAGAAACAGGGGATCACTCTTACTGAGTGGTTGGAGAAAGAGGGCAGAAAGTATGGCAAAACCTAAGACTATCGCCAGTAAAGATTTGAAAGCATTTCTTAACACAAGTAAAAGAGAAACTCGTCTTATGGGTGCAGTAGAACGGTATGTTTTGTCTAAGCCGTTTGACGAACGTGACATGAGTTATATTCACCCATCCGATATTATTAAAGAAGATTGGTGTGCGTTAGCGCAGTACCACGCTGTAACTGGTAACTATACAGAAACCCGTGATAAAACTACTGCTCGTCTTGCATCTATCTTTGAAGAAGGCCACACTATTCATGCCAAATGGCAAAGATGGTTTGCAGAAATGGGTGTGCTCTATGGTAAATGGCAAGATGAAACTGGTATTGGTTGGGCTTTATCTAAAGATGTGCAGGTAGGTTGGGCAGAATATAAAGAAGTCCCGCTACGTAGTGATAAGCATATGATGCGTGGTCATGCTGATGGTTGGATCAAAGGATTAGGCGATGACTGCCTTATTGAAATTAAATCTATTGGTTCAGGAACTTTACGTTTTGAGGCACCTGCAATTCTTCAACAAGCTAATGGAGATATAGAGCAGGCTTGGAAACAAATTAAATCTCCTTTCCGCATGCATCAACTTCAGGGTCAGGTATACCTGCACCTATGCCATCTAATGGTTGAAGAAAACCTTTTGGAAGTAGCACCAAAAGAAATCGTATTTATTTATGAACTTAAAGCAAATCAAGATTATAAAGAATTTGTTGTAGCTTACAACCCAGAGTTTACAAAAGAAATTTTTGATAAAGCTTTGGACATAGCATGGGCAGCAGAAAACAAACGTCCACCTATGTGTAGTATTGATCCTGCTGCAGGCTGTAAACGTTGTGCACCA